CTGAGATGCGGTAATCAATTTTCTTGTTCTGTAAAAGTTCTTCTGCTATCATAATTATATATATTATAACAAATTTTTAAGATTGTGTCAAGAATTATTTTCGACTATGATTCGCTGCGCTTTATACTGTTTGCCAATCTCAGGAAAATAGATTAACTCTGTTTTACAATTAGCATATTTACGCACTTTTTCAATCCACCACTCTTTTGGTTTTATAGTGACATGAGCGTTTCTACCATCGCTAAGAGTAGCTCTAGCAGGGTATCCCGCTATGGTTGCGAATACAAACTTCATATTTGGATTGCTATACCAGTATTCTAGGGTTGCATCTATTTCTTCTTCAGGGATATGTTCTAATACATCACAAGATACTATAGCATTAAATTCTCCTACTTCTGGTTTCTTCTCATACTCTGGTATGCCAAAGTCATGTAAAAGTACTTTGTCAACATTCCATAACCTATGTATATGTCTGTTCTTGTAAGGCCATGCTTTACCACAACCAAAGTCTTGTAGTATAACTCCTTTATGTTCATAGGATAAATCTTGAACATTCCAAACCCAGTACATGATTTGTTCTCCAATCATCATTCCTACGTCTTTTCGACTATGTATTTGCCTGTACTCTTCTTTTAAGTACTCATTTTCTTTATCTGATATTATCATAAAATCTACCGCCTCCCAGTAATGTGGTGGGTAAAACCCCCACTTATTTGTAATCTTTTGGATTCTTGTGCTTCCATGGAAGTTCATCTCCTATCCTCTCGTATTCTCTAAATTTTGGATCGTCCTCATAATACATGGACTTCCATACTAATTCTGCCATTTGAAACCAAATAGCAACCGCTTTATTTCTAAATTCTACATCTGACCATAGATAGTACTGTAACCACCACTCTTTGTCAAATCTACATATTCTTAGTTCTTGTTCATGTAGTTCAGGTAATTCTGAAAGAACTCTTAATCTTTGGCTACCTGCTATTGGATACCAATTAGGCATGCAGAGTAAAGGAGAACGTACTCCTTCTTTTCTTAATGCTTCTTTTAGTGGTTCATTTGGTGGAACATTCATAATATTTTCTTGTACTTTTGGTTGTTCTAACATCCAACCCACTGTTCGTATATACCAAGTATGAGGAGCTAGTGGTACTAGCTCTGCTGTTTCTCTGCTTATTCTGTCATCTGCCATCTTTCAAAGTCCTTTTTGTAGAAGTTATATATCATATCCCTAACTTCTTTTCCGTTATAGTCTGGAATATCTATTCCTTTCTTTATGTGTTGAGGAGTCAGCCCTAAAGCACTCCATATAGTTTCTATAGTATGTACCTGTACTTCAGGTTCTCTATAGTACATCCATTGTGGATATATAAATTTCTCGTATTGTGTGTAGTCATACTGGTACTTAGAATCTAAAAAATCAAAGGCAGGTAAAGTTTTCATTACTTTTTCTGTCCATTTCTCTAGTCCTTCTGACACAAGTTTCCTAATTAGAAAGTGCTTGTACATACTAACCCATCTATCAAGAGGGTTTCTAATAACTGTAAAATATTCATAATCGGGGAACTGTGTGTAAGCTCTATCATAAGTAAAATGCCACTCACTTTTTCTCCCATTATATATAATAAAAGGATGTCTTGGCAATGCTACTTTAGTTTTGATACCTTTAGTTTGTATGTATCTTTGATTAATAGATGTTCCACCAGTCTTTGGTATATGAATGAATATACGCTTTTCGTCTATTATGACCATATTTCTGTTATCTTATCTATATTAGGCTCATTCCAATCTACAATATGAAAGTACGGCTCTCTTTCGTTATCTTTTGCCCATTCTTCGTATCTTCTATGTAGGTCGCGTAAGTACTCGTCACTCACGTCAATTTCTGCGTCTCTGTTTCGTTCTCTAACTCTAGCAATAGAAGTTTCCGCACTTACGCTTAGATATATAATTTGGCTAGGCCATGTATTATGGTTCCAGTATCTATGATGGATTGACTGCAGCATTTGATATTCTGTTTTAGATAAGTTGCCCTGGTCGTATAGCATTTCGCGAAAGATTGAATCTTCAAAGGATGTTCTATCTTGTAATCCCTTTGTGTCGCCCGCCATAAGTTCTGTTGCTTGTCTGTATCTATATTGCATCATCCATATTTGCATATGAAAAGCCCATTTCTTCGGATTTTTATAGAATCTTTCCAAGTAAGGAGACTTAGGTTCATAACCAACTACCATGTACCGACTAAGTTTTCTACAGAGAGTAGTTTTACCTGCCCCTATAGTACCCGCTATTGCTCTATATGTGCCCATTTTGTATATCCTCTATCATTTCTTTCTCCAAACTTTGTAAATCTTTCCGTCTCCATGCGCACTTTCTATTGTATCATAATATCCTTCTACTTTAGCAGGGTTATGCCATTCAACTATTAAATGTATTCTAGGAGTATCTCCATTAACTACAGAGTGTGTTACTGTATTATCAACTTCATACATCTGACCTGCTTGTAAGTGTTTTGTTTTTTCTCCTACTGTAAACAAACACTTCTCGTTTGTTGTAATAGGTATATGTATATTATGATTATGAACTACTGATATTCCTCCATCAACATGAGGCTTAAGTTCTCCATTAGGTTTTAATCTAGCAAACAATGCACTTATGATATGTCCATATTGATAGTATTGTAAAAGTTTAGATTCAACCCACCAAAAGAACTGTTTATCGAAATACTTATCATAAAACTCTGTCTTTGCAGCTATCTTATGTGGTTTACCTTTTGCGTACTCCCACATCAAAGGAATAGTATTACAATCTCTAAATATAGTTAATTTTGTTTTTCTTTGTATTCCTATTTTATTATTCCAGTCATCTTCATCAAATGACTTAGGATATTCAGGTACTGAGCCTAGATTAATTATTGACTCCATCTTTCAAAGTCCTTTCTGTAATAATTATAAATTAAATCTTTAACTTCTATCCTATTGTACTCTGGTATCTTAGTTATTGATTTATGCTTAACAGCAGGCTCTATATTAAGAGCTTCCCATATAGTTTGATCTTCTAATCTATGTACTTCTACTTCAGGCTCTCTGTAGTAAACCCATGCTGGTAGAAACATTACGTGCATACTCCCCATTTTTTCTTGATTCTTTTCAAAATACTCTAAGTCTTGGACAGTCCCCCAAAAACATCCATTTTCTAAAGAAGACGTTGCTTTTTTTGTCCAAGTTATTATATCCCAATCTATTATAAATAAATTATCACATAACCACCTGTATAGACTTTCCCATCTTGTCAAAGGGTGTCTTATCACAGTAAAATATTTATAGTTTGGGTACTGTAATGCTAGTTGGTCATATGTTGCATGTATATTATTAAACTGTCCATTCCATGCTTTTTCTTTATGTTTTCTTTGAAAGCCTGAAAGTAAATTTCCTTGCCAATTTCTATTCTGTAAAGTAACGAACCCATTTCTGTGATTGGTATGATATTTTGTTATAAATCGTTTTTGAACAGATACGCCTCCGCATTTGGGTATATGTATGTAGACTTGCTGTTTCTCATGTATAACCATTATGAATATCCTCTATTATTTCTTCGTACATTGGTCTAAACTCTTCTAAGGTTGGAAAAGATACATATATTGTAGTTTCTTGATTACTATATGCAATCTCTGCACAATGACAATGCCATGCTTCTTCTAGTTGTTGTTCGGTATATAATATCATAAGTCGTATGTATCTTCTCCTGTTGTCATTGTTTCTTTTAGTTCTGTTTTTTGGTCTGGGTCTAAGGCTGTGTGAGGCCCGATCTTTAGTGTCTCCCAGTTCATTTCAGATGTGAACGGCTCAATTGAACCACTTCTCATCTTGTCACACTTAAACTTAATACAAGGCTCTGAGTCTCCCCAATGCTGAATACTGTAAGCAGCATCCACAGCATCCAAGATTCCTTTTGAGAATCTTGCCTCTCCTTTCTCATTAGTCTGGAAAGCGGAGAGAACTAGAACTTTACTCTCTTGTGCGAGAGATTTGAGACCTTTTGAGATCTCGATTTGCTCGGTCCAATCATATTGACCTTGACGATTTGGTGCGTTATGGCGTTTAACTTGGTTTAGATAGTCTACTATTACAATGCCCAAGTTTGGTAACTGAGCTTGTTTCTGTCTTACTACGCTGATAATTTTTGCTAAAGTAAGAGAAGGGTCGTAATGTATATCTATTTGGGGAACATCTGCTAACTTATTTCTACTAAGTTGATAGTGAAACTTGTCGAAATCTTGATGATCTCGCCATTCGCTATATGCTTCTGTTCCATTATCGAATCTATTAGCCCACCAGTTAGCAACTTTATCCCATTCCATAGGAGTAAGATTCTTTGCTTTGATACGACCACTATTGATACCAGTTTGTATGCCACAGATTCTTTGCAACATTTGTCTAGTGTCCATTTCGATAGTAAAATATAATGCTGACTTGCCTCTTTCTTGTGCGGCAGCAGCGATGTTACAACATGTAAAGGACTTACCTCCACCACGATGTCCACCGATAACGACCAAGTCTTTGGGAGAGAATGTATAGTCTAAGTCATATTCTTGATTTAGACCGAGCGGTAAAAACTTGGCTAAATCCTCTGCACTATCAAATAACTCCACGGTGTTCATGTCTTCTGCTTCATCATTAGTTTCAACGGAGTCTTCAACTTGTACTAC